TTACGCCGGGTCCTCGTGATAGGTCTCCCATTCGTGCCACGTCATGGCGTTTACGTCCGCCCATGTCAGACCGTAGTCCTGCGTCTCCTGCCACGTGCAGTAGCGGAACCAGTAGGTAATGCCCATCTGGCACGGCAGAATGTCCTCAATGATGATTTTCGCCTCCGCAAAGCCGTCCGGAATCCCCATCACCCCCGGAAACCAGACCTTCACCCGGTTCACCTCGCCCGTTTCCTCCACGCTGCACGCAACGCCGCACGCGCAAAGGCATCGGTTCAGCGCCGCAAGCGTAAAGCTGTCGCCGCTGATTCTCAAAAAGCCCGCAATTGCCGCGCGCCGCGCATCGACGGTTTT